CTTTTCTATCTTAGGACCCCGTCCGATTTAATGGACAAGGCGCCTTTGAAGAAAGACTTGGAAGACGCTGTTAGTTTCTTGCAAGGTCTGTGGGCGGAGGGTTACTTTGACCACACAAACTAAATCATCATACTTCCTGGAGTATATGAAACTACATAGGATATCTTTAATCCAAGATAATGAAAATGAAATTCAGGATACTGATAACCCTGATTGGAATTTCTTGCAGGGGCAAATTGTGGCAACCGAGCATTTATTGTCAGTGGCGACTGATATAATGAATGCCTCTAACGAAAGGGAATAATATGATGACAGCAGAAGACATTGGGCTCCCGCCCCATTTGCAACGTATGGTAAATGCAGGTGTTAGTGGATTAGATATAATCCATGGAGAACTAAAGAATCTAATGCTAATTGCTGAGGAAGACCTAGCAAGCGCATTGGAGCAAGAAGAGAAGTCAGAAGAAGCAATGGACTCTATGGTCCGTACAGAATGTGAAGGGCGCCTAGATACCTTGGTGGCCTTATATGAACTAACATATCAACTATCGTTTGCGATTGGAGCACGGGATGAAGCCTGAAGACAAAGATAAACTAAACGAATGTTTAAAGATTCTAGACACAACGGACCTAGGGCTGTCCCTGGTTTGGCTGTGGACCTGGAGCACAATTAATAACATCCTAGACGATGAGACCTACAAGGCTAAGGTGACCCAAGACCAGATGTGGGACAACCTCTGTGAGGCTGTGGAGTCAGGGCACGGGTTCTCTCTGGAGTACGGGGCGGAACAACATCAGGACGACGTACTTGAATGGATGACTAATAGAGACTACATTGTAGATACAATGTTTGAGGATGATGAGGAGGAAGAGAATGAAGATGAGTGATCAATATGTAGATGAGGTACTCAACAAAGCCCAAAAGCTTTTGTGGGGTGGATCCGAAACAGAGAACATCGAAGCACATAATCTAATCTCTAAACTAATTAAAGATAGAATGGAGCATTCGGAATCAGGGGCAGAATAACCTGGTTACGATCACAATTAAATATAGCCTGAAAGCTATTTACAAATCCGTAAATAGTTGATATAATGAATATAAACAATTGTCTAGAAAGGACAACCCAAATGACTACAAAGCGTGAATATCTAAAGCAGCAAGGAATTACAGTTGGTGCCCGTGGCCGTTTCTCAGGAGCTGCAAAGACAGCGATCCAGGAAGCTATTAACAAGGGTGTAACATTTACAGCAGAGAAGCCTGCAAAGGCCAAGTAATAGGGTTGGGGAGGGTCAGTAGAGATATTGACCTTCCCCACATATTTTGATATAATCAAGGGTTACAGAAAGGCGGAGACCGTGAGTAGTAAAGAACTAAAAGTAGGCGAAGCCATTGCTAATGCGGTGGAAGACCATTGGTTTAATCCAGCAACAATTGGTCGATATTTAGCAGAACAACCATACTACACCATTGATAGAGTCCTAGAAATGGTTACGTGGATTATTGAGAAGCAAGCCCGACGACACGAACTGGAGTCGGCAGCGGGGAATTCCTCAGAAGGCCTATTCCTTGCATATGAACTAGATAAACATATAGACAAACTAAAGAAACAATATGTCTTGGATAACATCAAGTTACCATAGATTAAATATAGCTTTATCAGAACGAACAGATATATCTATCTAAGTATTACTCTGATATAGCCCAAAATTATCCACAGGTTTATCCACAGCCTGTGGATTTTTTGTGGAAAAATTAGGGGCGAGATCTGCCCTTTACGACAGCATGAAAAAAATCCCTGAAATATTCCAGAATACATTAAATTAGATCTATTATTATATATAAATGTCGACAAATAGATAAAGAATTATGTCGAATTGTGGGCAAATTTTCCCCTTTACGGGGACATATTTAAAATCCCTGAAGCCCTCAAATGTCGACAAAATGCTTGACAAATCCGCATGGATATGCATGCATGTCTAATATAGCGCAAATGGTTGACATTACGTCTCATATAGTGGTATGCTCAATTACACATATATCTCTATGTCGACATATCTATAACTAGTTAAAGGTAATCTATAGTATATATTCTCTATGATATGTATTGAAAATGGCTCAAATAAGCCTTCTATGGGGGTTTTAAGACACTTTAGAAGCGGGGGGATACTAGGATGTTAGCCATATCTGTCATCATCTTGCAGTATTTCTTGGAGCAAGTTAATTGGCATATCATGACCTGCTTTGGCGTGTAGCTCCAAATGATCTCGTAATTGATCATCATTGGTTATGCAAACAGATGATAGATATAAAGAATATTCTTCCTTGTTCTCATTTAACCAACAGGCTGCACATTCTATATGTCCTGATACATGGGGATATATGTATATATCGCTATCTATGAATCTGCTATATGCCATTGGTTCCCGCCCTAAAATAACTCGTCGTCTGTAAACTCTACAAAGTCTTTGTATTTGTCTTTATATTCTAGTTGACCAGAATTAGACTTATTATCTTCTCTATTCCATTGATCTTCCCATAGTCCCATTAGCGACTCATTTCCGATGTCATCAAAATAGTAACGCTTTAGCTCAGCGTTATATGTCCATCCATACCACCTGTCGCCTTCGGACCAAGTTAGATTAGTTGGGTCTGATTTCTCATATTCCCACATTGTTCTATCTATAGACTGATATAACCTTACCTCATCGAAGATGGCATTTCTTAGTGGATCCCACCGAAATATTCTATTTACTAAAAAATTAATCATATGTTCTCTCTACTTTCGCCGCACTTTTTTCGCACTAATTGCGATCAATATTCTCTAATGCTACTGAGTATGTATAAGGAAAGGTATCTTTAGTTAGTTGCTTTACTGCCTCCGCATACTCTCTGATTTCGTACTGGGCGTCCTGTGGTAGCCTCTGATCAAGGAAGGTGAGGACTCCGTGCAAGGATACAGTCCAGCGCCAGCGTACATACATACCGTAGGCTGGTAAGAATAGTCTGGCTAACTCTGGTGCCACTTCTTGATCCATAGCCCTCTGGTACAACTCTTCGCCCTGCTCAATATAACTATTTAAAGCTGAGGTAAAGTAGTTACCCTTACCTTCCATAATTGGCTCCCCTGACCCCTGTTTGGAGTTTGCAGGCTTTGAACGCCACTGGTCAGCCTCTGGAACATAGAACTCTTCGTTCTCTGTTATATAGCGTCTGGAGGACTCATTCCAGCCATTCTGGTCGTCTAGGTGTGTTGATGCTACCGCATGCTTCCACCACTGTCTAGCAACGAATAATGGGGCATATACCTCAAATGTCATAGCAGCGTGTCTAAATGGAGATGTATGCCTTTCGTCCCATAAGAACTTAATTAGTTTAGCATCTCTTTCTGACATTTCGTTGGACTGCTTATCGTAGGACACACGAGCAGCATTGGATACAGATAGGTCATTTCCTAAAGTATCAACTAATCTAACATAACCTTTGTCTAATACGTTTATTTTTTGATCCATTACTCTTCCTTAAGATGTTTAACCAATGTAGCAAATGGTCTGCCGTTGGATTTATTAGCTAGATAGAACTTGTCTTCATGCTTTCTATCTCTATCGTACTTTACTTCTACCCGCCACTCTTTACTGGTGTAGGAAGGCACTACGAACATGCCTCCCGTCTTCTGTGATACCATTACATAGGCTAAAGGCTTGTTGACCTTACCTTCAAACCCAGATACGGTATCTATGATTAAATCATCATAAGGGAAGCTTGCTGGGTCATCTGTAAAATATAGATTCCTAGACTTAACCTCAAGTATATGATCACCAATTATGATGTCTTTTTCATTGGCAGTAAAGTCTTTAATCTCTTCTTTAGTCTGAGCAAACTCTAGGTCTGGAACTACGCTTTGTATACCTTCGGATTTAAGTCGCATTGAAACTACTTTATTATACTTATGTCCTTCTGACATAGCCGCCTTATAATCAAATGACACTTAGACCCGCTTTGCGATTACTTGCTTGCTATGAAGCAGTAGGTACTTGTTTCCTTCTTCATCTTCAATTTCGGTACCAGAATGCTCTGGATAAAATACGATGTCTCCAATATCAAGCTCATTGATAGGAATAACCTCACCCTTGTAGTTTGGCTCACCGTCTCCCATATCAATAATCTCAGCCTGACTTGGGCCTTGCTCTGCAAATGCAGCAGATAAAACTAATCCAGTTTTGGTTGTCTTCTCGCCGACTTCGATCTTCTTAATTAGAAGCATTGCTCCAATAGGTTTAATCATTTTCGTATTCCTCAAAAGCTTTCTCTATTTTTCTTACTAGGACTGGCCCATTCTTGGATTCCCATTCCCGTTGCTCTGCTTCACGTTGACGCTTTTTATCTGCGCCGCTTATTGTTTTATATTTTGGTACATTGAATGACATTATCTAATAATACAATTTACTGCCCATATTGTCAATAGTGCCCCTAATTGGATTCGAACCAATGCTGTATAGATTTTAAGTCTACCGCCTCTACCGCTGGGCTATAAGGGCTTGGAGCGGATGATGAGAATCGAACTCACCCCTTCTGCTTGGAAGGCAGAGGCACTACCAATATGCAACATCCGCATGCTATATTCATTATATAATATTTAAATTGGCGAGTCAAGAGATTCGTCTATAGCATCATCTATTGTTCTTGTATGTTCTTTTGAACAGTTACCACAGTCTTTACACATCTTTTGTCCTTAAATAAATATAGCCCCACGGTATGTGAGGCCATATCTAGTTTGTAACTTATACTTTCTTACGTCCAGTTTTTCTTGGTGGCTTAGGCGCATTGGTTGTTTCTCTACGAATTCCGTGCCTGTTTGTATCCACTTTAATACCAGATCTTAATCCTTGAGTAGGTCGCTTTCTTGTAGCTTCCTGACTTGTAACCGCACCTGAAGCAGATCCTGCTGCAGGTGGTGGTGCCATACCAGTTCCGTCCATTGACATTAGTCGATGTCCTCTCCAGTAGGGCCTTTCGGTTCGTTCATTTCATGTTCCATATCTTCTTCAGTTTCAGTTCCAAGTGGATTCATTGAGTCTGTTCCAAACATCATTGGCGAAGCCATTTGTCCTGGACCAACATCGTAAACATTTTGATTAGGCAATTCTACGCCCATGAATGCTTCTGAGCTGCATCCACACATTGCACACATATTAGTTACCTGTGCCGAATGCTGATGTCTCTGCTGCAGTGTGAACCATCTTATTGGTTGTTCCAGCTTCACCTTGTGAAGACATGTCCTGTGCTGGGAATGCTGCACTTGGATCAGCAGCATACTGCTCTCCAATAGTGTGCTGTACTGCTGGCTTTACTTCGTTAAATCCTGTTAAGTTCAATCCGTCTGTCATTTTATTACTCCTATAGGTTGTATTTAGATGGGTCTAGAAAGCCATCTATCAATATATTATAGCATTTAGTTGATTAAGATCTGTAGTGCTTATCCCAGCATTGGTCACATATATCTATGATCCCGCCCTCTGGCTTTGCTGCTATTCTAGTGGATTTATTCTTGCATCCACCCCACTCACAAATCTCACCAAACACTACTTAGATCCTTTGGCTGTTTGGCCACGGTACCCTGTCTTTTTCTTGTTCATAGATCCTGGCTTTTTAAATGCTGGCCCACCTGGTGTAGCGGCTATTCTCTGCTCTAAAGCTTTCTTAATCTTATCGTGGTGTTTACCCATTTTCAATTTTCCTAACTATGTATCTAATTACTTCGTATGGTCTCCACTCTGGAGGCAATTCTAAATATCTTATTTCGTCTAATATTTTTTTTCTTACTAAATCTTCAATGTAATCCATATAGATATTCTAGCATTTTAATATTAAAGGGGCAAGACCCTAGAGTCCTGCCCCTCAATATTAGGCCTGTTACTTCTTTAGGGCAACCTTAGCCTTTGGATTCTTTGCGTTCCACTTCTTAGCAAGAGCGTTATACTCCGCCTTGTACTTTGCTGCTGCTGTCGCAAGAGCTAAGTCTGATGCCGCCTTTGCAGTTACTGTTGCTGAGTCAGATGCTGCCTTTGCGTCTGCAAGTGCCTTATCTGCTGCAACCTTATCTGCTGCACGACCAGCCTTCTCTGCTGAGAGAACGTTTGCTGCTGCCTGTGCATCCAGTGCACGACCAGCCTTCTCTGCTGCAAGCTGTGCTGTGAGTGTTGCAACTGTTCCATTAAGATCGGAAATTGTAAATGCTGCTTGTGCTGCTTTTACTGGTGCTGATAATCCAGCAACTGTTGCTGCTGATGTAGCGCCTGTTACGACAACTGTGACTGTTCCAGAAACTCCAACCGCAAGAGATGCAGTCTTTGATCCAGCGACTAGTGTTGTGTCTGCAGTTGCTTCTGCTGTTGTAGAAGTAACCAATGTCTTTGTAATTGTTCCATCTGCAAAGGATGATCCAAGTACTGTTGCAGTAATTGTTTCACCTGTCAGTACTGGGTTTCCAAATACGTCTGTAGCAGATACAGTTACTGTTGGAATTGTGCCAACTGCTGATGCTGCTGGTACTGCAACCGCAACATTTGATGCTGCTCCTGCGTTACCTTTGATGTAAACAATAGTTGAATAAGCGCCATTTGTAATGGTAACTGTTCCAACCTTTACGCTTGTTGTGTAAGCATAAACTGTTAACGCTACTCCAGTAGATGTAACTGAAAGTGTTGAAACACCAGACGCAATTGTCTTTGGTGAATCTGTTGTGTGTAATGCAGTTACAAGTTTAATTGTATCTGACGCTACAAATGACACAACTGTTGCTGTGTCTGCTGTTGCTGCAAGAGCCACGGATGTTCCAGATGTGATCTGGTTTGCTGCGGGTACTGCAACTGTTGCTGGTGCTACAGAAGTTGTTGCGTTATTAACTGTTGCAACCGTTACGGCTAGCGGTGCTGCCGATGATGGTGCTACAGAAAAGCTTGCAAAAGCTAGGGCTGCAGCAGTAGCAATTGCGATTTTCTTGAATGAGTTCATTCTATTTATTTCTCCTTATTTTTGTCTGCCTCTTGATGAGCGCAGAAGTTTTGTGATACATTCACACTATGTAAGACGTTTTTCTAATTGAAATGTCGCTATCTAGTGTAATTCATTTACTTTTACATGGAAAGAACACGGGTCTCCGCCCTCGTCCCATTCTTGCATTTCTTCATCTGACATAGGAGGACCGTCATGAGTATCGCAAAATACATCTGAGATCCAACCTTTATCGTAGCCATACTTCATCCATGCATCAAATTCTAGATCCATTGTTCTAGTTCCTTTAGCATTAAGTGTTTTGGCTTGGCACCAATAATTGTCTTTACTGGGACGCCATCTTTAAATAATACCATAGTTGGTATTGAAGATACTGAGAATTCCACAGGTTTTGTAGGATTCTCATCAACATTTAACTTACCAACCAGTAGACCAGTCTCATTCGTAATCTCATCTAGGATTGGGGATACCTTTTTGCAAGGCCCACACCACTCTGCCCAGAAATCAATTAAGACTAAGCTGTTGTTTTTAATCGTTTCATCGAATGTGTTATCTGTGACTATCATTATGCCTCCACATGTGTAGGCCAGAAGTAATTACAAGCCTCGCAGCAAGTATACCCTAGCTCTTTGTAATCTGCATAATCACTATAAAACCAATAGTGGTCAGGATCCTTTTCAAACAATCTTCCTTTGTGAGTATAGTGAACCTTGTCATCACCCAACCACCAAGGCTTCTCTGACTCTAGTCCTAGAAAGTTTTCTTCATATATCTCATCAAATTGGATATGTGTAGTATTCTTATACCCACGTAGGACTATATCCTTAATGATAGCTTCATTGTACAGGAACAACCAATCTTCATGTCCCCGCCACATTTTAACTGCTGGATGATTACTCCATGCACCACTTGAGTACATGCCAGCCAATGATTTTAGAATCTGTAGATTCTCAACGCTTTGCTTAATTAGTCTTTTGCGATCAAGATGCTCTGCTGTATCTTGAAAGTCCGCCTCTGGTAAAAATGTTTGCATGATACCTATTCTACTAAATAGCTCAAGGCTAGTCAATACTAGTCTTGCTTTTGCAACTCCTCGGCTGCTTCATTAATCTTATCCATATACATCTGAATAACGAAGATAGTTGTCTCAGCAGCATTTGCTGCTAATGGAGCCAGCGCTTCATCTGACTGCTGATCTTGAGGAACGTTGTTTACCCATTTTTGAAATAAAGCTAACTTAATTTCATCAATGATACCTTCAAGTATCGTTACTTGTTTAGCCATTTAGCGCTCCTTGTAGATTAATTAGCTTACCAATATTAGCTTTACCCTTGACGATGGTACCTGTTCTTGATAATAGATTATAGATATCTGTTAGACTGCCAGCCTTTACTTGCTTGACTGCAATCCATTGTGCTGCTGCCACCTGAGTAGCAACAGATGTTCCAGCGGCATTCTTTGTCGTGCCTCCTGGAAGAAACACTCGCATAGTTCCATTAGCATAGAAGTCTAGAAGAGCATTATCTCCATTTGAATATAACTCAATGCCAAATCGTGTAGCAGAACCTACCGAAATTGATTCTGGAATACATGCGGGCCAATCAATTCGTGTATAGTCTCGGTTATTGCCTGCTGCAAAGAAGGCTGGGATGTTTGATGAAGCTAGGGATTGAACCAAAGCCTTAGTTCTTGGTGTGATGGGGCAGTAGTCTTTGTAAAGACCTAATTCGTGATGTCCTTGTGACATTGCGATTGCCTGAATGTTAAACTTATCTTTGTTATTTGCAACCCACTGAAGAGCATTTACTACCGTATCCTCTGATGTTATTTGACGATCAGCATTGATGTTCTGACCAATAATGCGAACAAATACAATCTTCATATTAGGGTTAGCCTGAATTGCTGCTGAGGCCATCTGTGTTCCGTGGTCAAAGCCACTCTTAGAATATAGTTCTGGCTTAAGTGTTGATGATCCAGGACCTTCCATAAACGACTGTCCGTTTGGGCATGTTGTCCATTCAAGGATGCATACCTCGTAAGCGATCTTATCTTTAAAGATTGGTAGCGATGTGTCTAATGCTGTATCAAGGATAGCGAGTGTTGGAGCTACCGTTTGATTTTTAAGAGAAGCATTAGCTGTTGTTGGTACTAGTAGTGTAAGGGCAATTAAAGCCGCAGTTATTTTTTTATTCATAGTACCTATTCTACTAAATAGATACCGATACGTCAAGACTTATCTTTAAGATCTTTTAACTTTTTTTCGTACCATTTACCAGCATCAAGCTCAGGTCCTTTAACCTTATTCTCTTCTAAAAGAAGCTTGACAGCAGTATTTAAATATTCAATCTGAAACTGCATTCTAACCATCTCTAGTTCAACTAATCTTAATCTTTCTGACTTTCTCATTCCATACTCTCTCTATCTACTGGGGTTGGTGCTGTTGCTAGATTACCGCATTCAGCACACAACATGTCTAAGAAATATGTTGCTATTTCATAGTTTTCAAAAACTGTTCTGACATACCATTGGCTTGAGCCACATGTGCAGACATGCGTAGGTGTTCCACGAAGGTCTAGTCCTGTTGGCGCTTCGTCTTCGCCAAGATCATTCTTATCAAAAACAAGTAGCTCGTACTTGCTAAAGAAATTTTTGATCGCTCCTACTGAAATAAGTCCAAGTAGTACTGCAGCCAATCTATTTAGCCACTTCATATATCTATTATACTCTAAACTTGAATGTATGTAAAGGGGGGAGCGACTGCCATATTAAATTCAGCAGCAGCCTCTAGCGCAAGCTTTAAGCGCATCTTAGGATTCTTTTGATTCTTTGTAGCGTGTAATGCACCCAATGCAATTGTTCCACCACTACCTTCTGCCATATAGTTAACTATGTTTTCTCCAACGTGAAAGTCTTCATCTACAGTAAAGATTCTACCTTCAAGTCCGACTATAAAGATCCCGCCTTCATCTTCTGCTCCAGCCTGAGATACGCTTCCAAAGCCGTGTCCTCTAAAGGCATCCTTAACAGAGTCAATAAACTTAGTTCTCATAAACTTATCTAATCCAGAATTAGTTTTTGTGGGAGTATATTTTGGTGGTGTCCAGGAGTACTGGAGTATCTGTCCCATACGAAACGAATCCGTAAAGGCAATGCCGTACTGTCCAACCTTAAAGCACTTAGGCTCTTTTCTTGACAGGATCCATCCCGTTTTGTCATCTGATGCGGCGTGATCGGAACCCATGTAAACTGTTCCATTTTGGGCAATTGCTACTATACAGGTCATATTCCTAGTATACTATTTTTAAATTCGAAGGGCTAGTCCTCTTGCGAATGCAAATCCATATCAATTAATGATAATTTAATTAAAGTTTCCTCAAGCTCAGCCTTTACGCTTATAAGCTCCTGAATAGCGGAATAGTATTTATCCTTCCATTCCGTTAAATCACGCTCAACCTTATATAATTGAATCTTTAGATCTTTTAGGTCCATCTTTAAATGATCCTGTTCACGCTCACGCTGACGTATTTTTTCTTTTCTACTGTCTCTTATCCCAGCAATTATTGCAGTGCCCATGCCAGATAATATTGCCGCAGCAATAGCAATAATTATGGCGGTATAATTCAAACTCATGATAAACTAATTATACCGTGAAATAGTGCTAAACTAGCAGTTCTGAGGCGGCAATATCATTGCCAATATATTTCTTTTTTAATACAAATTCTCTTACATGCTCTGGACCCATTGATCTTCCAGCCAAAATTACAACCCAACGTGGCTCAATTTTAGATGTAATGCATGTCTCACACATAAGCAGATTAATCGGCAAAAGGCTAGACTTTCTTACGTTAAGCTTATTCTTAGTCTTGTTGCAAGAATAGCATAGTATTTTTTCCATTATTTTTCTTCCTCGGCATGCTCAAATACGATCTCGTCAATTATGGCGAATTCGTCGTTCTCAATTAATTCTTGGTAATCAATTCCATCTTTAGTATATTTTACCACAGATGCGTAGGCTCCCATTTTTTCTATCGTTCCGTAAGCTTTAAGGCTGTGAACATACACAACGTTAATAATCTCATAGTACTCTTTCACTTGGTACCCCAACTAGTTCGCATCTTACTCCAAACGATTCAATTACTTTCTTAACCTTGCCTACATAATCAATAACCATTTCCTTTTTAATACCTTGGTATTGGATAAAGTTATCTTCATATAGCTTTATTGCTAAGAAATCTGGATATCTGGCGATATCCATTTGTAATCCTATGACTGGCGCCTTGATCTCTTTGATCTTTTTTGCCATTGCTTGATTATAAAATACTGGCTTGTTGGGCTCTCCTGTAAATAAGTTAATGCCATGCTTAAAATGTTTGTCGTCAAACATACTAGATGCCATTTTTTCTCCTTATTAGTTTCCAGGTTTCTTGCGTCTTGTGCAAATTCCTTGCCTTATCTATGGAGCCTGCGTTTAAGTATATTCCACCCCAAATGCCGTGCTCATCGTTTTCAATTCCTGCTTCATAACACATCTTAGAGACTGGACAGCTCATGCAAGCTTCGTCTATGCTTTTTGCTATATTAACATCAGACTCGTATTTTTCGTAGAACAGGTTTGTGTCCATACCACGACATATTGCAAGGTGATACCAATCAAAATCATCTTCGTCTACGCCTAAATCATTTAAAATGCTTGACATATTTACCTGGTAGCTTCCAAATTCCTTGTTCGTCTACAGATATTCTTTCTGCAATACCCCATGTATCTTTTCTAAATAAACCTTTGATGTTTGTGAATCCGCTATGATCACTTTTCCAGATCATTAAATCGTAATTATCCCAATAGGATTCTTGATTTTTAGTCTTTGATCTCTCTATAAATACTTCTACACCTTTGAGTGTGAGATTAAGCACTTGCATTTCCTATCTAGTAAGTCCGCCTAGATTTTTTGCTGGCCCACTAGGATTCGAACCTAGGACCTAGAAGTTAACAGCTTCCCGCTCTGCCTGCTGAGCTATGGGCCAAAGCAGAAACCGCAGTTTCTATGTATTATTATACACGAAAAACTGCGGCTCTGTCAATGGTTTATTTGAAAAAAGTATTTCCCCAAAAGGACTTCTTTACTTGATCTGCTTCTGATAAATCTTCTGCTTTTTCTACTGGCACACAGTTTGGAACCATTCTTCCATTCTTATCTTTCATGCCTCTTTGTGTGTATCCAGACCAGCAAGCCTTTGCAATATTATCCCATTTATCTTCTTCTTCATTATCTGACTCATAGTCCATATCGTCTTCTTCATCTTCTGGCTTAGGATCTACTGATTTCTCTAAAGACTCCTCTGGAATTTCAATAACTGTATCTATTGGATTTACTACATCGTCCAATATATCTTTGATTTCTTCTACAAATTCATTTAATTCTAATGACTTCTTCATATTCTTCTCCCTATTTACAATTTTACGGGACCAAGAAAACCCTGCGTCTCCGCCCCATGCCAACCACATAATCTTTCCATTTGAAGGACTCTCTGCGTTGTCCCAATCTTTACCCTTTTTATCTACTTCATGACGTGAAAAGTAAGAATACATACGCTTAACAGTAGACAGGCTTAATGTTTCTCCACGAGCAAGCTGTCCTGCACGAGTCCAACCTACTGATGTTCCAGCGCCTTTGGCCTTACCTTGTTCTTTTAATTTAATAGCACGACGTGCTGCGGATTGCATCCCTGACGTTGGCTTGTATCCTTCTTTTGCCATATTAGTTCTCCTTTATGCTAATGACTTTAACGTTTTTTATTTCATCATCTACGCCAAATATATCATTGGCATAATCTAAGGCGTCGCCCTCATCAAATGCTTGTACTTCTGCAGTGACCTCTAGCTTAACCCTGTAAGTATTCATTTACTTTATTGCTTGACCGCAAGACTCACATACTTTTGCTTTAGGTGCAGCCTTTTCAGACTTAGATGAAGCAGGCTTAGATGCCCCACCAAATTTAGGTCTTCCAAATCCTACGATTGAAATCATAACTCCAGCTTTATTCTTCTTGTATGCACGAAGTTGTTTGCAAACTTCTCCGCCGTTTCGCTGACTTCCAGACTTCTTTGAAGATGTATTTCCTTCTATGCACCAGACTGTTCCGTCTTCGTTATCTTTAACAACGATACCTACGTGAGACACCCTATCGACGCCATCTGATGGAAAATCAAAATAGGCGATATCGCCTGGCTCTGGATCTGCAATGTCTCCATCTATCCATGCATTAGCTTTCTTAAATGCTGTTACTCCTGCTGGAGTATAAACTGTATTAGGAATCTTTACGCCAGCTTCATTTCCGCACCAGTTAACGAAACTTCCACACCATGGTTGGAAGTTAGCTTTTGTGTAGGCACCATACTTTGTTTCGTTATCTTTTGGGCCCTCAATAGTCCCAATCTCTGCTGTAGCAACTTCAATTAAACGTGCTGCTGTACCTTGATCTGCCATTAGTCTTTGTCCCAATCTGTATCAACTGGCTGCTCTGCTGGCATCTGTCCATCTGGCTTAGCCGCTAAACGTGCTGCAGTTGCATCAATTTCTGCCTCAAGCTTCTTATCAGCCTGTGTATTTTTTGCGTCTACTTCTTTATTTGCTATCTGGGCTGCCATAATATCTTTAGCCCCTGAATTTCCAATTAGAATTCCTGCAAGTGTTCCTGTAATAAATGTTGCAATGCTACCTAGAACATTAAAAAACATCTTGTCATTCTCTGACTGAGCTCCAATAGGTTGAGTTACGAATAGTAATCCGTAAATAATTCCAATTGCTGTTAAGAATAAAATACTTCCAAGAGTTATTCCTAAAATAAACTTTAAACGAGCATCTAAGTCTGCGGGCGTTAATCTTTGTTTAGCCATTTGTTATTTCCTGTTCTGGTGTTGTAGGTGTAATTTTTATTACATCTTTTGTACAAGTTTGTGAGGCCTCACATACTGGTGGATTACATTCCTTGAGTTCCCAATTTGCGGGATCTTGGCAGGAATAACGGTATCTATTTAAAGAGTCGCATCCAGTTAATGATAGCATTAATAGCCCAGATAGGGCAATAGTGATTAATTTCCTCATACCACTATTATACCCTAATCCGTTTCTTTATTTCTAGCAGGGCTTGTAATTATCCATAGGCCTGTAGTTGCTATAATTCCATAGCCAACTATAGTTTTAGCACTTCCGTCAAGGACTACCCAGGCTATAAACATTCCAAGAAGGGTCCAGGCCTGATCAATTAGATCCTTGATTATATTTTTTAGTATTCTTACCATTTTCTACCTCCTCGTGAACCTGGTGAATTGGCACCTGAAGCGCCACCCCCACCAGAACTTCCTCCGCCTCCTGTGCCACTTCCAGTGGCTCCTCCTGCGGCAACTGCTGCTGCGTTAATTGCTGCACCTGCTGCTACAACTGTAGCAACAACCATATCCGTTGCTTCTTCTCTTTCTTCATCTGACATATCGGCGCCTATGCTTCCAAATGCAGCTAATGCCGCAGCTGGATTTGTAAATAATTCTTCTACGAGGGCCCCTGGGTCTTGTATTAATTCTACTTGAGCAGCAACTGCTGCAGTAATTACAACAGCATTTCCATTTTCATCAGTACGAACATCCACTGGTGTCGCTGCTGGCAAATCAGAATATGATACTCCTGCTGCTTTTATATCTGCAGATGAAACTGTTTCTCCAGGCTTAATTGATTCAAGAAGTTTTTCTACAACAACTTCCTTTTGTTCTTCAGTTAGTTTACCTTCTTCTGCTGCTTTCTTTAATTCTTCTGCTTCCGCTTTTGCCGCTTCTAATTCTGCAGCTTTTGCTTCAGCTTCCGCTTTTGCATCTGCCGCTTCTTGTGCTTTAGCCTCTGCCTCTGCTTTAGCATCTGCTTCTTCTTGAGCCTTTGCTTCTGCTTCAGCCTTAGCATCTGCTTCTGCTTGCGCTGCTGCTTCAGCCTCTGCCTCTAACCTATCCGCTTCCGCTTTTGCATCTGCTTCAGCTTGTTCTTTAGCTTCTTGTTCTGCTTGCGCTGCTGCTTCTTCTGCTGCTATACGATCAGCCTCTGCTTTAGCAGCGGC